ACAGTACGAAAAGAACTCAACATCATCGAGTTCACAAAAAACAAACATTTCACAAGAGGACCGACTAAAGAAGTATTTCTCAGCGATTCTACAAAAAAATGAAAAGTCTGCATCACGTAGAATTCGTATTTTACCTACAAAAGATGGTTCATCACCATTTGTTGAAGTATGGTATCACGAAATTCAAGTAAACGGACAATGGGTTAAGTTGTATGACCCTGATAAAAATGACAACGAACGTTCCCCTTTAACTGAAGTTTATAACGAACTTATTTCCACAGGTAAAAAAGAAGACAAAGAATTAGCGTCACAGTATCGTTCACGATTATTTTACATTGTAAAAGTAATTGACCGTGATAACGAACAAGACGGAGTTAAATTTTGGCGTTTCAAACACAACTACAAACAAGAAGGTGTGTTAGACAAAATTCTTCCAATTTGGAAAGCTAAAGGTGACGTAACAGATGCTGAGAAAGGACGAGACTTGATTATCGAACTCACAAAGGCAAAAACACCACAAGGTAAAGAATATACAGTAATCCAAACAATTATGTATGACGACCCACAAGTGTTACATACTGACAAAGGTATCATGGAAGGTTGGTTACAAGACGAACTTACTTGGAATGACGTTTATTCTAAAAAACCTGTTGAATATTTAGAGGCAGTTGCGGTTGGAGAAACTCCAATTTGGAGCTCAGAACTTAAAAAGTTTGTTTACGGTGACGAAGCTGAAATTTCACTCGGGGGTACTAAACAAGAAACACCTCAGGTTGTCGACCCACAAGCTAATGACGAACCATCAGAAGATTTACCATTCTAATTTAAACTAACTACACGGGCTCGGTAAATGGGCCCGTTTTTATTAACTTTTTTAAAACAAAAAAATGGATACATTTATTGCAGAAAAACTCAAAGACGCTCTTGTAAAAAAATATGAATCAGACATTGCTGACGCTGAAGCTCGCTTGTATGTATATTTCACAAACCCTGTAGGTATTGGAGAACACCCACAACACACAGAAGAAATGGATAATTTGGTGGAGCAATTGGCAAACGCAAAAGATAAGTTAGAGACAATCAATAACTTCAAAATTTACGAAATCTAATTATGGCTATTAAAAAGAATGACTTCAGTTCGCTGAAAAAAAAGTTTTCAACCTCGGCAAAATATAAACCACAAAGATTTTTTGATTTAGGTGGTGATTTCTTAGACGCGGTTGGTTTACCAGGTCCTGCCATTGGACACCTTAATATGTTTTTAGGTCACTCCGACACGGGCAAAACCACAGCATTGGTTAAAACCGCAGTTGACGCACAAAAGAAAGGCATTTTACCTGTCTTTATTATTACAGAACAGAAATGGTCCTTTGAACATGCCAAACTCATGGGTTTTGAGTGTGAAGAAGTTGTGGACGAAGAGACAGGTGAAGTTGATTGGGATGGGTTTTTCATCTTTAATAATAACTTTGAGTATATTGAACAGATAACAGATTACATTAATAGTTTGTTAGATGCTCAAGAAAAAGGGGAGTTAGAATATAGTCTTCTTTTCTTGTGGGACTCAGTAGGTTCTGTTCCTTGTAAAATGACTTTTGAAGGAAAGGGGGGAAAACAACATAACGCTTCTGTTTTGGCCGACAAAATTGGAATGGGTATAAATCAGAGAATTTCAGGTTCTCGTAAATCAGACTCTAAGTTTGAAAATACCTTGGTAATTGTAAACCAACCATGGGTTGAATTACCCGACAATCCATTCGGACAACCAAAAATTAAAGCGAAAGGTGGAGAAGCCATTTGGTTGAATTCATCTTTGGTATTCTTATTTGGTAATCAGAAAGGGGCTGGTACAACAAAGATTACCGCAACAAAAGATAAGAGAACAGTTAAGTTTGCTTCAAGAACAAAAGTGTCGGTTATGAAAAACCACATTAACGGTCTCGGTTTTGAAGATGGAAGAATTATTGTGACTCCACACGGTTTTTTACCAGGTAAAGATACAACAGAAGAAAAGGCGTCAATAGAAAAGTATAAGAAAGAGTATGCTGACTATTGGAAAGACATAATCGGAGTTGACGGTGACTTTGATTTGAAAACAGAAAAAGAAGAAGTAGAGTAGTAACAATTAAATTTTAGTAAGTGTCAAAGACATTACTTGTTGACGGAAATAATTTATTGAAAATTGGATTTCACGGTGTTAGAGAATTCTATCACGATGGAAAACACGTCGGAGGTATTTGGCACTTTCTAAATACTCTACGTAAATTTTTAGAAGAGTCTAATTTTGATAAGGTCGTTGTGTTTTGGGATAGTAATACAAGCACTTCTCAAAGGAGAATAATATACCCCAAGTATAAGTTGAACAGAAAAAGTTCAGATAATGAACTTAAAGAAGAATCTTTCAACATTCAAAAACAAAGAGTGAAACAATACCTGGAAGAAATGTTTGTAAGACAGTTAGAAGTTGAACACTCAGAAGCGGATGATTTAATTGCCTATTATTGTAAAATATCAGAAGATGAACAAAAAACAATTTTTTCTTCTGACAGAGATTTAACCCAACTTATATCGGAAAAGGTAACAATTTATTCACCATCTAATAAGGCATATTTTAAATTTGGAGATAAAATCAAACTATATGAAAGTTTGATTCCGCATTACAATGTCAAGACTGTAAAAATACTAACGGGGGACGGTTCAGATAATATTGATGGTATATTTTACTTAGGTGAAAAAACATTACTCAAATTTTTTCCTGAGCTACTTGAAAAAGAAGTTAACTTCACCGATATTTTAACAAGAAGTGAAGAATTACTTAAAGAAAATAAAGATAATACCGCACTTCAAAATCTGTTAAGTGGTAAAACTAAAGAGGGAATATTCGGTTTAGAATTTTTTGAAATTAATCAAAAATTAGTAGATTTGAGTAATCCCTTAATAAATGAGGAAGGTAAAGAATTGGTTCACCTTTATTATTCTGAAAGTTTAGACCCTGACGGTAGAGGTTACAAAAACCTTATTAGAATGATGATGGAGGACGGTTTGTTTAAATTCTTACCCAAAACAGATGATAATTGGACGTATTTTCTAAAACCATTTTTAAAACTAACAAGAAAAGAAAAAACAAAATTTAAAAGAAAAAATTAAAAAATTATGAAAGATTTAAATGACATAACCAAAGTTGAGTTTTTAATTACTTTGAATAATAACTTCGTAGTACAAAGGTTTTTCAACGTAAAAGGATTTAACCCAAACGCTAAGAGTAGTGTTGAGTTAATGGACTATATTAGAACTTTAAAAACTGAGTTGGAAAATAAACTGAGAAACAAGTCAGTGTTTTATATGTTGGAAAATAGATATCAAATTGAAGAAGACCAAACGGTCCTTAATACTTCAAACACAGATGGGCCTGAAGTATTTAACATTATTTTAAAACTCGGAAACGAGACAATTTGTCATACTATTATAGACGCTAAATTATACCCACCAAAGGTTAGATATACCCTAGACGTAAGGCCATCCATAAAAACAATACTTAAAGAGTTAACTGACATTTTTTCATCAAAAAAATTATCTCATAACTATCTAAATTATTCGTTAGTCTAATAGTATTTATTGAAAAATCATATAAATTAAATCACATGTCAGACAAAAAAAACTTTGGATATCTCGGTAATACATTTCAAATACAACTACTAAATAATATCATTATCTATAAAGATTTTTCTAATTCAATATTAGAAGTTATCGACCCACATTACTTTGATAATCAATATTTCAGAATTATTTGTCAGATGGTTAAAGAATACTATTCAAAGTACGAACATACACCAACCTTTGATACATTAGAACAACTTACCAAGTCGGAAATATCTTCTCCTATGGCTCAAAAAAGTATCTTGGATACGATTGAACAAGTTAAAAATGTTTCCGATGAAGGGTCATCTTTTGTACAAGAAAAGTCATTAAAGTTCTGTAAACAACAAGAACTACAAAAAGTCATGACAAAGGCACAATCAATTATTGATAAGGGTGACTTTGAAAGTTATGACCACTTAGAAGAAATGGTAAGAGGAGCTTTACAAGTCGGTGAAGTAGATAAAGGTACTACGGATGTATTCTTTAATCTTGATGATGTATTAGACGACGATTACAGACACCCAATTCCAATAGGAATACCTGGTATTGATAATTTGTTACGA